CTCAGTAACTGACAATGCCGCTTGATGCTGTGTTACTGAAGACTGCGTAATGTTAGCGTCCGGTACGTTAGCCCATGTTACTGCCGAAGACAGGTCATTAGTTTCAGTAAAGCTTGTTAGATAGCCAGCAGTAGCATGGTTGCCCCAGCCGTGTGCCGTGTCAGCCTTAGTGCCTTGTGCCGCAGTAGCGTAGTCAGCAGAGTCAAAGGCTTTGACTTGTGCAAGGTTAGTGACCTCGCTGTCCATCAATGCACCAGCTGCTGTTACATTGGCTGTGTCGGTTACGTCTGCTCCTGTTTCTATACCGTCTAACTTACTATGATCAGCGTCAGTAAAAACGTTAGAGTCCGTAGCGGCTTCTACTGCGGCTCTAATCTCAGCATTGGTTTGGTCGCCTGTAGCGCCTGCTTCGATGCCGTCTAGTTTTGTATGGTCTGCATCAGTAAACACATTGGAGTCTGTAGCTGACTCTACAAGCGTTCTAATCTCTGCCGCTGTTTGATCTGCTGTAGCATTAGACTCAATGCCGTCTAACTTTGTGCCATCTGCCGCTACGTCACGACCATCAACAGTACCACTAAGTACCACATTACCTGTGATGTTAACGTTGCCTGTACCTGTAATGTCATTACTGTTTAGGTCAAGGTTGCCACCTAACTGTGGGCTAGTGTCACCAACAAGGTTAGGATTAATTGAGTCCCAAGCACTTCCAGTGTAAATTCTAGTGCTGTTGTCACTGGTGTTAAAGTACCAGTCGCCTGTAGTAACAGCATTACCGTTTAAGTCTACTGTAGGGTTGCTTGACTGAGCACCAAGGTACAAACCGTCAATAGCATTCTGAGCAGCCTCAGCAGCCGTCTGAGCAGCCTCTGCAGCCGTTTGTGCAGTTTGTGCTGCAGTAGCACTGGTAGCTGCGTTTGTGGCTGAGGTGGACGCTGAGGAGGCGCTAGAGGCAGCATTGGTTGCTGACGTGGCTGCTTCACCAGCCTTAGTAGTAGCAGTAGTAGCGGACGCAGCAGCATTTGTTTCTGCAGTCTCTGCATTAGTCTCTGCAGTTTCTGCCGCTGTTTTAGCTACTTCTGCTGCTGACTGGGCTGTTTCTGCTGCAGTTTTAGCTGTAGTGGCCGATGTCTGAGCAGCAACCGCAGCATTCTCTGCAGTCTCTGCATTAGTTTCTGCAGTCTCAGCATTAGTCTCTGCTGTCTCTGCGTTAGCTTGTGCAGTCTCTGCGGAAGCCTTAGCAGCTTCAGCAGCAGCTTGTGCATTAGCCGCAGACGTAGCGGACGCTGCAGCTTCATTTGCTTTTGTAGAGGCTCTGGTTGCTTCTAGAGCTACTTCAGACGCATAAGTATCTGTACTAGCATCACCAGATCCACCTGTGCCACGAAATAAAGCCATTCAAAGCTCCTACAAAAGAAAAGGAAAAGGGGCCATTGCTGACCCCTTGAGTTCGTTACTCTGCGACTGCGAGAACGAAACCAGCTTCAGGACGGTATACCTGAACACCGTACAGGCAGTCAGCCGTGTACAGAGTTGAGAGGTACTCCTGCTTGTACTGGGTTTGTGAACGTACAGACTGCTGTTCTGCCATGAGGATTGCATCAGTGTGGAACAGAAGTGCAGCACGAGTGTCAACCGAAGATGCAGTGTTGTCTGCAGCAGATTCGATTGTACGACAGTTAGCAGAGACGTAAACGTCTACACCGTAGAGGTTACCGATGAGGCCAGAGTTAACTGCCTGACCAGATACGAAGTCAGAAGACACGTAACGGTCGATACCCATGATGGTGTTGCGAACCGAAGGTGGGATGATGAGTGAACGTCCGTCCATAGGTACGTTGTTGTCATCAAGCTTCTGGATCATGTCACGGAAGAAAGCATCAGTGAACACGTCACCAGCAACGATAGTGTCGTCAGTGTACTGAGTAGTAGTACCGCCATCGTTGAAGAAGCAGCCAGAGTGTTGGTAGTCAGTTTCTGCTGGGTTGAATACTACAGCACCACCGTCACCAAAACCAGTACCTGCTGCATGCAGATCATTATCAATCTGAACAGCAAGAGCGTAACCAGCGTCTTCAGTATAGAACTGACGGAGGCTAGAAAGCGCCTGTACTTCTACGATGTCTTCGATAAGACGTGAGTACTCGAAGTGACGGTCGATGTCAACAGTCAATTCGCCTTCAGTGTTTGCAATGATAGTTACCGCTGTGTCAGCAACCTTAGCATTTGCATCACCACGAACAGGCTTAGGCACGTGTAGCTTGTCGCCTTTCTTGCCAGTCATAGCAAGCTTCTTGACAAGAGGAGCCATCTTCAGGTTCTTTTGGTAGGCAGCGATAATTTCGTCACTCCAGATTTCTGGAATAAACTTATCTGCCTCTGTCTTCGCAGTAAAACCCGCTGCGCCGGGATAAGTTGCAGTAGCCATGTCAATCTCCTAGATTATTTGACTCGACCCTCCGCATAAGCTGTCATAATTTCATCGGACAAAGCTTGATAACGGTCAGGGTCTGTTCTCATTAGTTTAATAATGTCGGCCCTGCGATATACCTTTTTACGACTACCTTCAGCACTTCCTCGTGCATTGCCTGTGTTAGCTGCCTTTAGTGATTGCTTACGTGCCTGTTTTTCAACATTAGCCGTTTGCTGTGCTACTGTTTTACGGTCTTTCCAGAGAGTAAAAAGTTCGTCAGCAGCGTCTGCATCATATTGTTGGTCAGCTTGTACAAACAACTGAGTCCTAATTTTAGACGCCTTAATCCACTCAGCAAAGCCACTATCATTCAAGATATCTTGCATGTCTGGGTGTCTAGACTGTAACGCAGCAAGTGACGACTGCTTTTTGTACTCAGCAGTGTAATGTTGCGCTTCTCTAATCTTAGGATGATTCTCAATAGCACGATTAACGGCTGCTTGAGGATCTGTAAAATAGTCTATATCGTCTTCAGGCTCAACGTATTGTTGAGGTGCTGTTGTCGTTATACTTTGACTAATATAGTCATCAACGACTTTACGAAGCTCACCTACTTCAGAAGACTGACGACCCAAAAGCTTTTCAGCTTCTTGATGCATCTGTACAACTTCTTCTAGAGATTTATTTTGGTACTTCTCTGGTAGGCTTTGTTCTTCTTGAGGTTGCTCAACTTCTTCTTCTTGTTGAATCTCATCTGCTTCGTTTTCAATAGCGTCCACGTTTTCCTCTTCAGGTTGTGGATCAAGCATTTGCGCTCGTGACATAATTAAACTCCGTGATTATAATCATTGTGGAGACTTCTTTTTACCTGCTTGTTCGTGTTCTCGTACCCATTTCATGTGGCGTCCGGGAAAGTCCCCAGAGTGGCCTTCAAGGTGAAAAGACGGGGCAGATACCATTTTTGTAGCGTTGGCACCACAACCGCACCTACTGGTCGTAATACCGGACTCTACCATTTCTTCAAAGACATGTCCGTTTGTACAACGGAAGTCATAAATTTTAAACATCTACAGGATCTTCTTCTTCAGCTTCTGCTTGATCTCTAGCAGCTTCAATAGTAGCTTGTAGATTAATTACTGTTGCAAAAGCAGCTACTTGACCTTTACGAAAGAATAAATCTTCTACGTCTTTTACAGTCTGTATGTCTGCTAATTGAGTAGCGTTTGTGGAAATTTCTTGCAAGAGTTGTTTGAAACCTTCGTGATTGAAGAGTTTGTTGTAGTTGTCGAAGTAAGTTTCAAGCTCAGGAGTCATAGTTTCCTCTAATGTTGTTAACTATAGTTTTATTATAGCATACTTTTTAACAGTTGTCAAGCTTTTCTTGTAGACTTCCTACGTTTACCTGACGCTGTTACTGCATGTTTGATTGCCTTGGGGCCAGTCTTACGGCGAGAAGAAGAAGCTTTTTCAGCTTTAGTCATCTTAGCTGCAACAGCCTTAGGACGACAAGAGGGGTAGGGACGCTTAGACTCACCCTTCTTTGCAGACTTACGTCCACAAGGTTTGCCTGTCTTAACGTCTACCCACTCTTCCTTAAACCACTTCTTAAGGGCAGCACCCTTTTTACTTTTTCTTACGGCCACTTTTGTTACCCCAGTTTTTAGCTCCTACCTTACGGCATTTAGCTACAGCACCAGAAGCGTATGCAGAAGGCCAGACTTTGTACCTAGCTTTTACCTTACGCGCACAAGCGTCGTTTGCCTTCTTTTTTTTAGCAGGCATTAGTAAGATCCTTTTGGTTTGCTCTTGCCTTTCTTCTTTTTACGCTTACCTGTACAATGTGGCATAATAGCCTCCTTACTTTTTGTGGACTTTTTGGACTTCAAAGTTAGCTGACTTAGAAGCACCCTTGTGTGGCCTGTAACCGTCTGCAGGGTCTTTCATCAACTTGTAACCTTTACCGCTTTTCATCCAGTGGTAGCCTTTGGGTGCTGAAACTTTCATTTCTTTGGCATCCTAACTTCTTTACCATTTTGAAAATAACGCATGCCATCACCGTCGCCTTTTACGTCAATACTTTGGCTCATATCAGCAACAGGTAAACCTTTACCACTATTGAGATCAACATTAGCAACTTCGTACCCGGCTGCAGTTAGGCCCGCTGTTCCTGCAGCTGTTCGTCTTGCTGTGCTTCTTGTAGCTCGTTGTGACTTAGTAACAGGTTCAATTTTTTTCTGGCCGGGAGTTTTTTTAGTCGTTACGTCTTTCATATGTTTACGAGCTTCGTCTACGGCTCTTTGTCCATATTTTTTAATTGCTTTAGTAACACCGTTACGTGTAATAAAAGCAGCTACTGTGGGTGCTGCTGCAACTAGAGGTCCGGGCATGGGTATCTCCTTACCATTTCTTGCACGACCAATACCGTGCCGTTAGTTTACTGGGTGGGTTTGTGTCACACTTGTGACGTGCTCTAAACGACTTCCGTCGTGCAGGCTGGTCTTTCTTAATAGTCATCTTAGCGTCACCAAAGCGTATGGTCTTTGTCTTGTCACCTTCTTTGGCTACTACTACAAACTTCTTAGTTGGATGATTAGGCGTTCGCTTTGGTTTGTTGTACCCGCTTACCCCTGCTCGTGCTAGTTTTGGATCCTTGGCCTTGGGCATTAGACAACTCCTCCACCTTGGTTTCCAGTTCCGTTATTCGGTTCCATTGGTGTTGGAACTCTTGGTTGACTCTCTGCAGGAGTGCTCTCAGTTCGTGGTCTGTCAACATTAGCTTTACCTTCTATTTCTCGTTTTTTAAGGAGAGTATCGGCCACTCTCATGCGGCGTTCAAACTCTTTGTCTTCTTGGTCACCTTCACGTAAGTTTCTAGTGACTGCGTTGATACGGTCAATCTCAAGCTCCATAGGTACTGCCTGAGCCTCTGCAGACAACTTAGTAGCCCTAGCTTGCGACTCTTTCGCCTGTGACGACAACAGTGCTGTCTGGGACTGCTGGAACTGTAGTTGTGCTTGTTGTGCTGCCATAGCCATTTGTTGTGCCTGAGGATTAGGCTGCATAGCTTGTGTTATGGCTGCTAGTAGTTCTTCACGGTTAGACAAGTTCATGTTGTCGATAACCGACTGGATAAGTGTATTGTACAGCGGTGAGTCTTTACCCATAGTCTGCAACAGTTGTACAAGCTGAGTGACTTCGTACTCACGAGCAATAATGCCTAGAGTGCTGCTAGCGTTAAACTTGTAGTCAGCTACAGGGTAATTTTCTGGGTCAAACTGCATGTAACGATACGCTGCCTTTTTGACAAAAGGAATCAGGAAAGACTGCTGGAAGTTAATTAGTGTGCGCTTGTGGCGTTTAATAATAGCGCCAAGAGACATACTAATACCAGCGGCAGTAGCCTCGCCGTTAACCTTACCAGCAATTCCTGCTGAGTCCACTGCTCCTGTTGCCTGCTGTACCATTTGCTGCAGTGCTCCTGCCTGAGCAAAAGTAATTTGGCTAACTTGACCAAAGTTAAACGGCTGAAGAACTTCTTTAGGATTTCCATTAGTAAGCACCATTTTGCCGGGACGTACTTCGGGCTTTGCACCACGAGGTAGCCTAGTTGCGTCAACTGCCATCATTGGGTGAACAGTAAGGCTCAATGCGTCAATACGAGCACGTAACTCTGTGTCCAAAGCCTTTTGAGAGTTGTAACCTTTTTCGCAGACGCCACGACCCCAGAACCTACCGGGTACTACGTCCCAAGGGAAAGCTACTACAGGACGGTCCTGCATCATGTAGGGGTTGGCTTCTGCTTTAAGAAGGATGCCTCCGTTAGCAACTACGACAACAGCCTCAACGTACTTAGAGCCTTCCTCTTCGTCTTCTACGTCGTCTTCGCCAAACTCTTCATCAATGACAGCCTTAAGTAGCTCTCGTGGTACTAGACCGTAGTACTTCGTAAGACGTACTTTGTCGTCGTTGTAGATAGTAATGTCTTGGTCAGGCTCTAGGTCCGTATCAGGAGCAGCCATGCCTACGTATACGTCACGGTACACGCCCTGTTCCTGCAAAAGCTCTACTTGGTGTCGACTTACGAACTCGTCAATAGCAACGCCTAAAGCGTCTTCTACAGACGTAGCTACAGGGTCAATTAGGAAATTCTGAGGTAGTACAGGCTTAAGCTTTACTTTTACTCTTTCAGTAATACTGACACCGACAGCCTGTAGGTCACCGCCCATGATAGGCTGAGTAGCAGGAGCCATTTCCTTCATTTCTTCAATAACAACTTCACCAACACCTGTACCAAAGACTGCAGCGTTAATTAGGCACTCTGCGACAGCCTTACGTACCATACAGTCTTCAAAGTCTTCCGTAAGCTTGTTACGCAGGAACTGTACGTCTTGGCGCTCTGTGTCGCCCATGTTGTCACTTACGTCAAACCATTTGCCACGCCCAAACGTAGCTTCTTCTAGTTCCGCTACATTAGACTCAACTGCCTGTTGAAGTGCAGGAGAAATAATACGGGAACGCTCAGACTTACGCTCAGAGTCAGCAGGATCCCATATGCCACGCCATAGTCTATAATATTCTTCAAATCTTGCTTCATAATTACTTTCGTAATAGTCCCTCCAGTCTTCACACTTTGTAATAACCCAGTCTTCGATAGTTTCTTCAACCATGAGTGGGTCTGTTTCGTATAATTCTGCCATGTTAGTATCCCGCCACTATGTCTAAGATGTCGTGGTCGTCTATTTCATATTCGTAGTCATAGGC